AGTGGCTTAAAATTCAATTTGGAACGTTGAATGATTTTGCAGAGGTATCTACAAAGATAGCCAAAACTCAACTTGAGGAATTGGCTGCAATATTTCTTTCGGAGTATTATTATATCAATGCCGCTGAAATATGTTTTTTCATAGCTCGTTTTAAATCTGGCAAATATGGGAGGTTTTACGGGGCCATTGATCCTATGAAGATAACAAGTGCTATGCTTGAATATATTTCAGAAAGGCGGAAAGGAATTGAACGGTACGAACGTGAACAATATCAAATTTTGCGACAAAAAGAGATAGAGGAACGTGGTAGCAATAGTATATCATATGCAGAATATCTTGAGCAAGAAAAAAAGCTTGTAGAAAGTGGCAACAAGGATGCAATTGAAAGAGCTTCAAATCGCATTGGAAGCGTTTCCTTTTCAACAGGTTAATTTAATCTAAAGCCATGCAAATAAGAAAAGTAACGTTTGTTTACAAGTTACAAATTAAGTAACTTTACATCTGTAAATCAGAGACATATAAAACATAAGAGCAATGAGAACAAGAAGAAAATTAACTGAAAAAGAAGTGGTACTCAACAGGGATACATATCATATTCTTAGACCTGTTATCTACCTACTAAATCACAATACCAATAACCGAACAGATGATACTCCAAAGTTATCCAGTAATCTGTAACGGTATTCATTACGACGGAAGGCATCTGAAGCCTATATGCAAACGATGCTCGTTGTACACTAAAGTAAAGCAGCCATCGAAAAGTTCATGGCGCATAAGTGGAATTGAAAAATGTATAATAAATCATGTTAGTAGGAACAACAAATCTTAATACGACTCTCAACCTAGCGTACGTGTTGACAGATGTCGTAGAAACCCTTCTCTATGATTTGAGAAGCGAAATGGGAAAGCAAGGCTATGAGCTACGCCACGATGCGAAACGCAATTTCAACACAGCAATAGCCGCGATCCGGAAATTGAAACAAGATGTGGATAAAACACAGTTCTCCACACAGGAAAACTTCGGAAACGACTCCGATTGTCTTCTGGCTTTCATCCGGCTGTTGGTAGACTGCTGCGGTGACGATGACAAGAAGATGTTCGCATTTTATAATTACATCAAACGTCACCCTTCACAACTTGGGCTCGATCTATCAGATGAAAAAAGTACGTTTGCTCATATTTTCGAAAGTAACGAGAAGTTGGATTAGTTATGAGAATACTCCTAAACACCCTCCTTCTCCTAGGAGTGAACATCTTATTTTACCTGGTGGTGTATGCGATAGCGGACCACTTGATGGATACAATTAATTAAACGATGAATGATAATGAAGAAAACTCACGGCTCATTATTTAGTGGCATTGGAGCTCCGGAACTTGCATCCGAATGGATGGGCTGGAAAAATCTGTTTCATTGTGAAATAAATGATTTCTGCCGGAGCTTTTTGGAAAAACGATTTAAAGGTACAAGTTATGCAGATATTACCAAAACAGATTTCAATATTTGGCGAAACCGAGTGGACATCCTTACAGGCGGATTCCCCTGCCAAGATGCAAGTAAGGCAAAGCAGATGGGAGGAAAAGGACAACTCGGACTTGAAGGAGAAAGGACCGGATTATGGTGGCACATGTGCCGGGCGGTTGATGAAATTCGTCCACGGTGGGTTGTTGCAGAAAACGTTGCCAATATCACAAGAGTTAACAACGGAAGAGATTTTGCAAAAATCCTCCATTCGCTTTCCAGACTGGGGTACAATGCGGAATGGAAGATTATGTACGCTTCGGATGCAGGTGCGCCCCAAAGAAGAGCCAGGTGTTACCTGGTTGCTTACTCCGACAGCGTCCGATTACAAGAGGGTGAATATTTCTTCTCCAATGTATGCCCGTCGATTAAACAGAAGCTCCGGAGCAATTGCGGAGCAGCTTTATCGATTGGGAAATCGTGGCCTGCTGAACCACCAGTTTGTAGCGTGGATTATGGGTTTTCCTCTAAATCACTTGAAGTGCATGGCAAATCTCGACTGATAAAAGAGGTGTTTCACGCTTATGGTAATTCCATGTGTCCCCAGCTGGTATATGAAATTTTCAAGAGAATAGAAGAATTAGACAATTAATTAATCCTTGCAAGTTCTTGAAGAATTATCAAGGATTTGCGTAAAACAAATAAAGAAAGTAATCAAATGATAATAGCATGGTTTTCTTGCGGTGCAACATCCGCAGTTGCTTGTAAGATAGCATTAAGTCTATACGATGATGTGCAGATTTACTACATCGAGACAGGCTCCGGACATCCTGATAACGCCCGATTCCTGGCAAATTGTGAAAAGTGGTACAATCAGCCAATACACACCATTCGCAGCGATAAGTATTTCAACGTAGAAGATGTACTGATTAAAAAACGGTACATCAATGGGCCTACTGGTGCAGCTTGTACATTCGAATTAAAGAAGCAAGTTCGTTATAAGTTGGAAAAAGAACTTGGTTCTTGGGACGGTCAAGTTTGGGGATTCGATTACGATCCAAAAGAGATTAACCGGGCTATCCGCTTGAAACAGCAGTATCCAGACACAAAGCCACTGTTTCCGCTTATTGACAAGCAGATAACGAAATCTGATGCAATGGGGATGCTTTGGAAAGCCGGTATTGAAATCCCCGCCATGTACAGGATGGGATACAATAACAACAACTGCATCGGCTGTGTGAAAGGTGGCATGGGCTACTGGAACAAAATTCGGAAGGACTTCCCAGAAGTATTTGCTCAAATGGCGCAGATTGAGCGTGATGTTGGAGCTACCTGCCTGAAGGATAAAGACGGGCGTATCTTCTTGGATGAACTACCAACGTGGAGAGGTGACCCAGTGGAAGAAATTATACCGGATTGCTCTCTTATCTGCCAGATAGAGTTTCAAGAGATAATCGACAGGCAGGTAGAACGAGTTTTGAAAGGAGAAATTAGTATTAACTATGTAGCCTAATTAGGCTCAAAACAAGATAGACATGAGCACTTTTGTAAAACATTTCAACAAGAAAATCCCTCACAGGTGGTATAGGAAGGAAAGAAGATATTTCAACTAACTCCTGAAGGTATGTTTGATAAAGAATCTCGATATTTTCATTGTGAATATATCGAAAATAACTATAAGAGAGGATGTTACATTATAGGATTTAATCTTTATGATGATATGATCCAAATAACAGAGGATGAGTGGGAGAACGCTTTGAAAAATTGTATAAACCCATATTAAAGACAAAAGAGATATGAAGAAATATAGAGTATATGACTGTTACGGACACAACGTAGCTGTATTTTTTGAAGAAAAAGATGCATCAGACTATTGTAATTGGAAAAACTCTTATAAAGGATGGAAACACTACACGTATGAACCTGCAATTGATTAACGTAAAAAAAAGAACAGAAATGGATATAGATAAATTTATTAATAGTACTATCAAAAGCTATGAATGTTATCGAAAGAATTGTGACATCATAGCTAAGGAGGCACAAAGATATATTGACTTTGATGACTATGTTTCTTGTGAGTATATTAATGGCACAGGACTTAGTATCTTGGTGACATTACCTGAAACAAATGATTATGCTCTTCCTGAATGTGTATGTCCTGTAGTAGGGTTCTTTGAATATGCCAAAGGTAAGGACAAATTATCAGTAGATGACATTAAAAAACTATCATTATGAAAACAGAATCAAGCGCAGTAAATCCGTATAACGGAATGTTCGGGCAGCAAGGATGGATTTGTCCGAAGTGTGGAAGAGTATATTCACCTTTTACCCAAATGTGTTTGTATTGTAAGCCCAATAATACAAAAACTGTTTCTAATCTTGGTAGCCTTTCTAATACGACCACCATTGAAGAAAAGTTAAGAGAAAACCGTAAAACAGAGTAAAAATATGGAAGATTTAATAAAAGCATTGCAGATATTTCTAAAGTATGGAAATCCTGATTATCCGACTTATTGTAATCACGATGAATTATGGGTAGATATTGAGCCTGAAAAAGTTTCAGAAGAAGATTTAGAAATATTGAGAACACTCGGATTCTTTCCATTTGAAGATGGAAGCGGTTTTTATTCGTTTAGATTTGGTAGTTGTTAACCTTTCAAATAAAGATAATTATGAAACAGACATTAGAATCGGCAGCAATAAATGAATTGTTTTTCAGTTATGCTTGTACGTCAAGAAATCTATCATTTGAGGGATTGGTATATGATAGAAATGCAATGCTCAATATGTTCCGAAAAGGTGCAGAATGGCACGCAAAGCAATCAATTGAGGTCCTTTTCTCTGTTTTAGAAAACTGGGTACATGGCGGTGATGCTGATTGCATCATTGCGGAGTTTGAAGAAAAATTAAACAATAAATAGTATGATATTAAAAGATATAGTAAGCTTATTGGCTAACCGGATAAACCAACCTTGTGTAATAGAGTACTATTTACGAAAAGTGTATGCAAAAGGTTATGAGGCTGGAACTAAGCAATCCCCGTGGATAAACGTTGAAGAACGGTTGCCGGAAACAAATGATGGACAATCTTTATATGAAGTCATCGTAGTTACTTCCGATAGAAGATTCTTAGTTGTAATCAATACAGAAGTAGAACATCTTGTTGGGCTTTTGGGAGTCACCCACTGGATGCCAATCCCATCTTTCGATGAAATACTTGAAGCCAACAGAGATGTACTAGAACGGATTAAAGAGAAAGGAGATTGATTATGTATATAGCAAGAGACAAAGACGGTGATTTGTGCTTTTTCAATGCACGACCCGTAAAGATTGATGAGCTTGGATATTGGCAACCAAGAAAAACTGGCATTGATTGGATTAAACTTGATTCTGCATTATTTCCCGAAGTAAAATGGGAAGATGAAGAACCGACGGAAGTGGAATTGGTAAAGAAGGAAAAAGTATAAGATATGAGCATAAAGATAAGTAAAGAGGCGTATGAGAAACTAATCAAGGAAGATTTAGACTTTCTCAATGAACATTGTCCAGAGAGTTTGGAATTAGATCATATTAAAGCAATTATTCGCAGTTCCATTGACTGGAATTATCCGAAAAAGGCTAAGAACATGTGCGTTAAAGATAAAACAAAGGTTTGCAATTTATGTCATGAATGCGATGTAGATGTGCTGAATCCGAGCTATTAATTGATATATAAGGGAGGAAATAAATGAAGAAGGTAACAAATATCACTACTGTTTTCAGATGTCTTAAGCCATATAGGAACTGGTATAATATTATGAGCCAAGATGGTTTCTATGATATTAACGTCATCATTGTCGGCAAATTAGAGCTATTAAAGCTAATTATAGCTTTGATAAAACTATTTATTTTCAACAAAAGTACTGTCATTAAAAGATACAGAAAGGAGGATTAACTATGGGATTTACAACAGCAGCGTTTATTAGACGCAATACACCGGAGCTTAGGAAGAAGTTGGAGGAGTTGGGATATAACTGTTCTTCATTAAGACGTGATAGGTCTTGTTTGTGTACAGCTGCCTATCTTAATGTTTATCATTCTATACACCCTGAATGGCTAGACAATGAAGATATTCGTAAAACTAATGATATTGATTGCGGAACTAACGAAGAACTTTTCTTGGCAATAGCCGCATTGAGGGATGATACTGATGATTCACAATGGTTTGTAACAGATTCACCGCTTAGCGTTTCTTATGATGATACTGTGGGTAACGACCATTATTTCATAGAACCAAAAGGCAGTATGTTCTTTTGGGATATAAACTGGATGAATGCAACAATCATTTCAGGTAATTTCCATAAGGCTACTGTAGAAGAGCTAATAGAACACTTTAAAGGAAAGGAGGAATAAAATGGAAGATAAACTTATAACGATAAACACTTTGAATATATTATTGCAAAAAGGCTTTAACTATTATCATTTCCCAACACAATCATTAGCCCAGAAATGGCTTCGTGAAACAAATAACCTACATATTTCCATCATTAGAAACGCTTGCGGTTATAGCTATGATATATGCAAAGCTGACAATGGAACTCATATAACCGATGGAATATTTAAAGGTCCTAACGATGGTGGTCAGTGGGACACCTACGAAGAAGCATTGGAAGCTGGAATACAGAAAGCAATTGAACTAATATAAAATACAAAATTATGAAACCATTTGATTTAGAAAAAGCAAAAGCAGGTGCGCCTCTATGCACAAGAGAAGGATTTAGAGCTAGAATTATATGTTTTGATGCAGATAACGATAGATTCCCTATTGTTGCTCTACTTAAAAGCGATAATGGCAAAGAATATCCCGCTTCTTTTACTAAAGAAGGACGATTTTCTGATGGGGAAGTAGACTCCTCAAATGATTTATTAATGGAGGGAATAAAGAAAGAAGGATGGATAAATATATATGAAACATTCATGGAAAGATGTATTGGAGCGGTTCACAAATCAAAAGAAGAAGCCATGCGTGTGAAAGTCAATGAAAAAGGTGTTACATACAAAGCTACGGTTAGAGTAGAATGGGAGGAATAATCATGAAGAAAATAATGTTCAATGATAAATTCAGCTTAACCCAAGCCGTATTGGATGGTCGAAAGACTATGACGAGACGTATTTCGGAAGACCAAATACGCAACAGTGTCTTTTGTAAGAGTGGTTATGAAAGCATCCATGG